CTCTTTTTAAGACCTGCGCCTTGACAAAGTGCGTCACTGGAGGTAAATTTTCCGTAGGAAAATTCAGCAAATCCACTGACGCACTATATAAATAAGGGGTTTGCTCGATTTCCGAATCACCCACAAATTGACCGAATTTCAGCAATGCGTCACTGCGCGTCACACATGCGTCACTGAAATTTTCCACTGACGCACTACTCGATAACATCGAAATCATCCTCATCGTTTGGTTGTAGCCTGCTGTTAAACTCATCGATAAACTTGCCCAGAGGCTCAATGGCTTTCTCATACTTAAACTGGCCCTTTGACTTATGTGGCCAGAAGTTAAGTTCTGTGGCCTCGCCTTTGATCTCTATTATACACTGCAAGTGCCACGGCGCGTTATCGTAGTTTGGCCAGTAGAAATTTATATTTGGGTTTTCGTTTGCAAAGCTGGCGAACTCCATTGCGTTTTGCTCCTCTTCGCCGTCGTTGTACCTGTAGAAGCAATCGCTGTAATCTTCTGTCCACTCACGTCTCATTATGCCTCGCTCCCTTTGTTAAGTTATCAACCGCCCACAACGGTTGCATGTTTATATAGTTAAAACACTCGCGCTGCTGCTTCTCGCAGGTTAAATCAAATGTTGCGCAAGGTTTGATGTGGTCTATGTGCCACTCGCCGTGATTGTCCCACGTCATGCCATCAGTGAACTTTGCCTCAAGGTGCTGGCGTAGGTGTGGCACAGAGCAGCCCACGAGCTGCATTGTCCTGCATGACTTCTCTCCGCCGCTGCGTATGATTGCCGCCCTTACCCTAGCGCGCAGCACGCCCTTTATCTTAAAGTTTATATCGTTTTCCGCCCGTTCTGCCATATAGTTCCGCATGTAGTCTTTATGGGCCTCCGGGTCGCGCTCACGTTGATCTTGGCTGCGCTGCCTGCGTTGCTCTATTGTTAGCGATTGGTAAATATTGCTCGCTCTACTTACACATTTTTGACGATACTCCGCGTCGGCTTCATACTTTTTCCTTCTGCGCTTATTTTCGTTGGCCTTATATTTATCAGCGTTGCGAAGCTCCCACGCCTGCCTGCCGCTGTTTAAATTGCACCGCGTAGAGCAGAATTTCTTTTTCCGCCCCAGCGTGAAAAAGTTGCAGCACGCTTTATATTCACACGCCTTAATCATCAGTTCATCTCCCCTACTCTGCCCGTCGATACGACGCCCTTGCGCTCCCTGCGCTGGCTTGGGCTGTGATAGACAATTTCCTCCAGCAGACCTTCGTCATTCCACTGGCGCAGGATTGCCTTTGCCTGCCCTGCTGTCTTTGTGTGGTCTAGGTCTGAGAACCTGTAGTTTGTGATGACTGAGCCGACCCAGCGCTGCTTGTCCTGCGGCCTGATAGAATACTTCTCGCCGTCCTCTGGGCCTTTGTCGATCAGATCAAGCATATTGTTGACCACACGGGTTGTCATACCCGCCCACTGATCGGGCAGCTTGAACTCAACGGCCACACCGACGTATTCTCCGTTGTCTAGCTTCGTGCTGACCATGCGCCGGTAGATTGCCTTATCCGCTGGCAGAGGTGCGCTGAGATTGGCTTTGCCGTCATCTACCCGGAAGACACCTGTCGCGCTGGCCTCTGGCACACCGAGCGCCACGGCGTCCTCAAACTTAACTTTATTGATAACTCTGGCTGCTCTGGCTGCGCCGATCAGTGAACCAGCGCCGCGCACGCTGTCAATATCAGCATCCTCTCCGTTGCCTTTGCGCACATGGTGAACCACATGCACGGCGCAGCCAGCCTCTCTGGCCAGCTGGCGCAGCATTGCGACCACCTTCTGCACACTCATATTCGAGTTCTCGTTGACTTCGTGCGTCGATATGAATGGATCAATGATGACAAGGCCGATGCCGTTGGCTTTTATCTTATCTCGCATGTGGCTGAGGAAGGCGTCATTGGTCTCGATGCCGTCTCTGGTTTCCGCAGCCAGAGTGATGCCAATTGTGTCTTCCGCATCCATGAACAGTTTGCCTGCTATCTCTGGGTGCGTGACGTTGTGTTGCTTCATGGCTGCGGCCAGTCTGATTTGCATCTCGGCCATGTCATCTTCTAGGTTTATGATCCAAACATTTGTTGGCTCATGTACCTTCTCGCCCAGCAGTGGCCGACCAGTGACCACAGCCAGCGCTTCAACCATTGTGAGCGAAGTTTTGCCGATGCCACCAGCTGACGCCGTGACGCTGACAAAGCCGCGAATGTGGTGATGCCCGTAAATCCACCGCCTGCGAGGTAAACTTGCTTCGTCAATAGTTCCGACGGGCGTTGGCCATTCGAGCTTAGGTACAGGCTCAGGTTGGCTCTCAGGCTCAATCTGGGGGTCGGGTATGGTATCAAAGTCATCCAGCCCGTCATCTGGCTCAGGTAACTGTTGGTTGACTTCATCAAACTTGCTGGGACGCAGCTCGGCGGCGTAAGTGCGCACGGCGGCCCGCATGTCGTTGTCATGCTCAAAGTAGCAGTAAAGATCGAAGGCATCACCCCAGCAAAACTCTGCGCTGGTCTGGCCAATGCCAGCGGCCCGGTCTGAGCCTGACAGACTGACCCAGTGTGTGCCGAAATCTTTGGTGGCGTGTGAGCCAGATGTCTGCATTGGGGATCGGTAGCTGTCTGATCGGCCCAGTTTCTCGTAACCGTGGCGCAGCATCATGTCGGCTATTGTATTATTACGGTTGAACTCGGCAACTGGATCAACGTCATCGAAATCTTTTCGCTTTTCTTCACGCTGCTGTGCGCGCAGCTGGCGCTCGGCTGCGGCACGTTCTGCTGCAATGGCTTCATTCTTCCGGCGAAACTCTAGGTTTGCCCAAATTTTACTTTCGGTTGGGATCAGCAAGCCCTCACCGCGATTGCGCAGGCCATGATAAAACTCTGGCTGCCCGAAGTTGTCACGTCGAGCCGGCGGCACGTTCGGAAGGAAGATCGGCTGACCCGTGCGTGAGAGGGCTGCGTCACAAGTGATGCCTTCCTGCTGCATGAGATCAAACAGTGCCAGCTGGGCGTCAACGTAGTCCTCACCGCTGATCGGCTCTGACAGCGGGATGAGCGCACGCCACTTGCGGTTGTCTTCTGTTGCCCCGGATGACGAATAGATCAGTGAGGATGCGTTGCCGGTGACACGCTCAACGGCTGACTTGACCTCGGTGAGCGATGGGTCGCCCTCGTCAACGTCAATGGCCAGCATCCAATACTCGCCATGCTCGCGCTGTGTCGCGTGATTTCTGCCATCATGTTCGCGATAAGTTGACGGAATGAAGAACAGCGCGTCGGCCTTTTCGGTCGCCTGCGGTTCGCTGACGAGTTTAGCTATTTTACCGATTGTGATGCCGTCGTATTCTGACCCGGTTTGATTGATGCGAGTGTCGCGCGCACCGGCCGCAAGTAGCAGCTCTTTCTTGCCAACTTCGCTTGTCTTTGTTAGTCTGTGCATGTTCGGACCTTTCTCCATCCAATCGTGGGTTCGCTTTCACTGTAACCCCCGGCAGCGTCCCAACTGCCGGGGGTTTTCTTTTGCTTAAAAGGGTATCTCATCCCCGTCGAGCGCGTCGGCCATGTCTTGCGCTGGTGACTGAGCTGGTGCGGCGGCGGGGCCAAAGTCATCTAGCGAAGCATCAACGCCGCCTGACATCGTTGTTGGCACTTCGTCAAAGTCATCTAGGCCTCCGCCCCCATACACTGCGTGCGTGACCTGCACGGTGTCGATCAGCAGCGAGATGCCACCGTTGCCGTCTGGATCGGTCACGGGATACGCTGTCACCTTGATGCTGCCCTTTGAGCCACCCCAGAAAGCTGTGTCGGCCAGCGGTTGCTTCATGCCATCAATGACGCGAGGCTTTTCGTTCTGCTGACCTTGGCTGTTTGTGCCGTTGCGCTTGGCGCGGAATTCATAGTTGCCGCTGTCAAGTTTCTTCATGCCAAATATTTTGTTGAATGGCGCTTTCGTCTGGCACGTCTCGTAGTGTGCCTTCAGCTCGGCGTGCAGCGTCTTGGCTTCGTCGGCCTGCATCTCCCAAGCTATAGAGTAAGCCGCGTTTGACGCTGTTGGCGCGCACTCTTCGCTCTTCTTCTCTGAAGTATTGTAGCGATAACAAGCGTTTAGCCGGGGGTACTTAAACTCCACATTGCGGATCATTACGGGTTTAAAGTCTGTTTTAGCCATCTGTTTTTCTCCAAGCTATTAAAGTTCGACTGCATCTAAACGCAGCCATCGTGGTAGATCAATCACATTAGTTTGATCTGACCAACCAGTGTCCCACTTCTGGGCCTCGTTGGCTTTAGCAATCTTGCGCAGGGTCATGTGCATTTCGCCCTTGGCCCAGTCAAGATATTCCTCATGTATTATATTTGTCGAGATTGCGTGTGCGCCTGATTTCTCGACGTGAACAAATACAAACTGTGACGCCTCATATCCTGCCTGCTCAATGCAGTGCATGTAAAAGGCTTGCTGAATTGCGTAGTTGTAGGACACCATATCTTTAGCCACGCCTCGGGGGCTGGCATCCTGACACGTCTTGAGATCGTATAGGACACCTTTGGCATCCCAATAGCTATCTGGGCGGCACTTGATTTTCAGCCCAGTCTCAGGGTCGGTGGCAAAGAAGCTGGCCTCGTTAACCGTTGTCGGCCCAGCCATGCGTTGCCCCACTGGGTGAAACAGCACGCTATCGGCAATATTCCGCGCAAGGTCATAGTCGGCGGCGGTCAGCAAGGTCTGATCGTTTGCCTGTGCTTCTTCATGTGCTTCCGTCCAAGCCTTGCCCCGGCGGGTCTCCGGCCCACGGATGATACCCTTGCCATCCTCTAGCACCATTGCGTGTACGGCGGTTCCCATATCAAACACTGGGCTTGGGCTGTATGTATTCGCCTTCCAATGTGCCAGCGATTTGCTGTGGACCATCTTAACGTCAGATGACGATATGTGATCCTTTTTGGCATGGTATTCCGTGTTGGATAATTTGTCAGCAGGGATCATTCAACAATCTCCGCCGTAAATTCGTTGTCGGGATAATCAAATCTTAACTTCATATCACAATCAACGTCTCCTTGAATAAAGCTGTTGTCTAAAACCTTTAACGCCGAAAATTTGTGGTCAGCGATTGCTACATAAGCCGTAAATTCAGGTTTCCCATCAACTACATTAATGTTCAGAAACATTGAATCCAACGCCTCAAGCATCCCAAGGCGAAGAGCAAAGTCACAACTATCATTTAATATTTTTTCAAATGATTTGCTGTCGTCTGACCAATTTCGACCAGTAGGAAAGTAATTTTTTTCGGAAACTTCGCAAAGGTCTTCTTTGCCTGTAAGTTTTATTTCAGTCATTGCATTGCCTCCCTAGCAATATAGCAGAAGGTCTCAAAATCGACCTCCACCGTGTAATCGTGATCGCAATCGGTCAACGCAGCCAGCGGGATCACACATCGCATTGGCTTGCGGTCGTATTTGTAAATCAGGCACGGCATCTTCTGCTCACGCTCGGCGGCGGTTTTAACTTGCTCCCACCATGCAGGCGCACCGCCGATTGGGCCGTCCTTGTAACGCTTTAGCTCCAAGGTAAACGGGAATGCCGGATCGTCTGGGATCAGGTCAGCGTGAGCGCCGGCCCGGTATTGCTCCAGATCGCGCTTGAAGCCGATGCCCAGCTCATCGCGCAGCATGTTGGCAACTTCACGCTCAAATGATGCGCCCTTATTGCGCCCGTTGACCATCAGTCAGCTCGCGGCTGTTCAGCGTAAATCCCTACGTTGGCCGCAGCGTTAATAGCTGCCGACCGAATAAACGTGGCCAGCGCCATGCCAGCACGCTCGGCGGCTAACGTCAGCGCCTCATGCTGGGCTTCAGTTAAGACCACTCGACTTTCTTTCTTCATGTCACCCTCCAAGGTTAATTTGATAGGACGTTACATCCTAAAAAAAGTTTATGCAAGTGCATCTTTAGTATTTACATAGGATGATTTGCGGATTAAAGTGATTGTATAAACAGATGGAGACTGACATGACTAATTCTTACAAGGCAACTAAAACCCGCCATAAATACGCAAATCGCTACAAAATGGTTTCAGAAGATGGCGCAAGAGGTGAGTGTGAGCTTATGGATGACGGAACGTACCGTCTTCGCTTTGGCTCAATGATTGGCTCAACGAAATACGCCAGCATGGACGATGTGGCGCAAGAGGCGTTCCGTTGCAGCCGTGAGGCACTTGCTCGCATTTCGGTAGTTTAGGGAGAACCACAATGAAACATAAGCTAGAAATTGCCGCCGAAATCATATTCCTCTTGGCTCTGTTTGCAGTGCCATTGTTCATCAGGAGCGTAATGCTATGACCAATATAATTAACTGCCCAGAATGCGATGGCGAAGGCGAGGTTGAGCGCGATGTTTGGGTCCGCCAAAGCTCAACTTGGCACGGCGACTTTGAATCCGTCATGGAGGATTGCGACAACTGTGGTGGCGTAGGCCAGATTGAAGCGTTGGAGGAAGACGAATGAAATACGATCCAGAGGCACTTACCCGTCACGTTCTTGATTGCGCACAGCAAGGTATGTCTCAGATTGAGACGGCAGAATTACTGCGGGTGTCACCGTCAACAATACATCGCATTTGTTCGGCTGCGAACATAAAACTTGAAAGGAAGAAACGTGAATACGGACCAAACTCAGATTATTATAAAAAGGCTGGAGCGGATCAACAGCATAATGCTGACGGAGGCGAAGACGGCGATGAGGCCAAACTTGAAGCAGCGGCTGGAAGAGCAGCAAGCGCTAATCGACGTGCTAAAGCGCGAGATGCAAAAGACGCAGCAGAGCGATTGAGGGCCAAGCTGGAGGGTGTGACCGATAAGCATGAGCGCTTTGAGATCACATACGCGCACTGCATCTGGGAGTTTGAAACGCTCATGTATCGCCAGCGCAAACGTGAGGCCCTACCATCTGGCCCGCGCAGGCCGACAACTGTGGCCCCATCTATGCAGCGCGCAGCTGAGGCCAGCAAACAGCACAGCATTGAACAAGGCAAGCGCCTGTTTGCTTTGATCCCGTATGACCAGCGCATTACGGCAGCAGAGGCCGCTGAGCTGCTGGGAGACAGTGTGCCGCGCACGTCAAGCTATCTCAAGAAAATGTGGGAGGCGAACAAGGTTTACCGCGTGCGAGACTTTGTTGAAGTGCCGGGCTATACCAAGCGGCAGTGGCGCTGGGTGTTTAGCAAGCAACCTATTCAGCCGTTGAACAACTGTTTTGAGGATGATGATTGATGGACGACAAAGAACTTGAGCGCATGATAAACGCAGCGGGTCTGATCGGAGCCATCTTTGGCTTCGCAAGCGGCGCTGGCTTAATGATGCTGGTCGCAATTATATTTTGAAGTCGTGTGGGTGGCGTGATGCTGGCACATTCGGTAACGCAAAACCAATAAACAACGGTTACGGTTGAGCCACCCACTCAGACTTTCTAATCAAAGCCGCGCCCGGTCACAAGCGATTATTTGAAGCTGTCGAATGTTTTTTGCATCGACTGCTTTTCATCCATAAATTCCTCTGGCGAAATATATGTTGTCACAGAGGTCAGCTCATCGCCCCGGCGGAAGATCACAGCGCCCAAATCAATGGATACAAACGCAAACACGTCTGACACATCGACGTTCTTTTTGGGTGTGTGAAATGCGTATCTATTGCTGGTCTTGTGCGTCTTGCTGGCCGTCTTCACCTGCAAGGTCAACGTCTGTGTATCCGTTTGTATATACGCATCGTGATCTTTAATCTGGCAGAGCGTGCAGATGTAGCCAGCCAACGATAAGTAGGCGAGGGCCAAATGCTCTCCGGCCCTACCTACCGCCGCGCTTGCTTTTTGGTCTTGCTTCGCCACTTAGCTAACTTAGCTAAACTAAGCCATGAGCCAAGTGTGGATTTTTTTGCTCTGGTTGCTTCGATCATCCAAGCCATGATAGCCGCCGTTCACACGGCGAGTGATGCGCTTGATGGCGTCATCCGTCACGCCTTCGTCGGCAATGGTAAACAATCCATTCTTGTTGAAGAACCACAGCGCAGTCTCAAAGGCATATTCGTCAGCCACCAAGTCCGGGTCAGTCATAACCTTCGGCACGCCCATGTCAGACGCAAACGCCCGATAATTATTCCGCCCGGTCAACTGAAGAAACCCCCGACCAATGTACAAGCTGGCCTGCGCCTCATTCTCATTGCCCATGCGGCCAGCGTAGACCTTGCCAGCAAGACCATTCGGATTCTTAGCATAAGGCTCTGCATCCTCAACGGTTGGAAAGCGAGAAGGCCAGACAGCTTGGATGCGCTCTGGCGTGCTGTAGTACAGGCTCTCACGGGTGCGCTTGAAGCCGCCACTCTCGTGCGATGCTTGCCCCATCAAGTGAGCGCCGCGCGCCGGGGATAGGTTGAAGTGTTTTGCGATTGCTCGCGCTGTATTTGGCCCAAACTCGCCATCAGCTTTTGCGCCGATTTTAGCTTGGAGCGTTGCCATTGCCTTGCTCATTTTTTAGCCTTTTTCTTTGCTGTCTTGGCAGCCGCTTTAAATGCACTGGCCGTTGGCGCTCCCTTAGTGCCGGGCTTGACCCGTGGGCCGCCACCCTTCGCCTTGCCCGCCTGACCGTAGCTGACCTTTTTACCGGACGCCGTGACCTTGACGCGGGCTTTGCCTTTTGCTGGTGTCGCCATTACTTTTTCAACCCCTTCACCGTGCGGATACCAAAGCTCGCCGCAATGCTTGCATACATCGCCCACTGAAACCACTGCGGCGCAGCGTCCAGA